CACCCAGCAGCGCTACCGGCAGGAGTTCGAGCTCGACTTCGCCGCCACTGACGCGGAGGTCTACCCGCATCACTTGATCGAAGCGGCAGAGGCCATCGGCGGCCTGCAGCTGGCCACCAGGGGCCACAGCTACGTGATCGGGATCGACCCGAATGGCAGTGGCGGCGACGAATGGGTCACCACCGTGCTCGACATCACCTCCAACCCCTGGCAGGTGGTGGCCCGTTTCAACGACGCCCGGCGCAGCCGCGACTACGGCCTGCAGCGCACCGCCCGCCTGATCGACCAGTACAGCCCCGAGATGGTGGCGATCGAGAACAACGGCGTCGGGGCCAACGTGGGTGAGGCCCTGTCGATCCTCCGGCCTGGGGTGCCGATCGAGGAGTTCGCCACCTCCAAGCCCTCGAAGATCCGCATGACCGATCGGGTGCTGCTGTTGCTCGAGCAGGGCGAGCTGGGAATCCCCCCGGACGACATCTACGGCAAGCAGATGCGCACCTTCCGCCAGGGGGCCGACGGCACCCGCGAAGCCGCGGCCGGCTGCCACGACGACGCCGTGATGAGCCTTGCTGCAGCTTGTGAAGCCGGCGCCCGAACCCGGCCGATGATGGCCGAATGGGTCAAGATGGTGTGAACCCAGAACATCAGTACCTGATGATGCCCCTCTTCCGCCCCACAGACTGCGCGGCAGTCGGCGGGCCGACGATCAGCCGTGTCCAAGGCTGCATCAACGACGAGATGAAGGAGTGCGTGGTCTGCGGCAATGACGCGGTGCACGATATGACCGAACACTCCTTCTTCGGTTTTCCCGGCTCCTGCCCTTATGGGCCCCCGAAAGAGGAGGAATGCGAGCCATGACCGTCATCGTCGACGCGCCGAACTGCGGCACCGCCAGCAACAACCACTGGAAGGTCACGCGGCTGGATGAGCCCGGCCGGATCCCCGGCCTGATCCGGTTTCACATGCAGACGCGCACCGCCACCCGCCTGGATCAGGTCGCGCAATGGCTGCCCGAGGGCCGCTGGGCTGCCGGCCGCTGGAGGCCCGATCCGCCGACCGTGCCGAAGTGGCTCATCGCCAGGGTCGAGGCCGCCCTGCAGCAGGGGGTGGGGCAGTGACCACCACCAAGGAGCGCCCGATCCTGTGTAAGGAGTTTTGTGGCTGAACCCCTCTCCCCTCGCGCCCAGAAAGTGCTTGATGCCATGGGCCGGAGTTACGACCATGAGGAGACTCGACGTGCCCTGGCCGCGGCCGTGATCCGCGCCCTGGTCGAAGAATGCGCCTACACCACCCGCTACCACTCCGAGAACAGCGAGCTCAACGAGATGGTCATCGATGAAGCCGACGCCCTCGCCATCGCCGCCGAGTTGGAGGGGCAGCCATGACCCTCCTGGACGTTCACCACGGATTGCTGACCGCCAGCGCCGTGGTGCAGGCATTCACCGGAATTGTGGTGCGGCTCTGGCTGGCCTGCCTTGCCTGGCACATGCTTTTCGGCTCCGGCCTTAAGTGGAGAGGGTTCCGTCGACCCCAGCTTCACGGGAAGCCCGTGATGGCGGTTCGGGTCTCGGTGTCGTTCTTCCCTGAAGCCGGCAAGTTCAGGAGGTTGCCCTTGATCCCAAGGCGCGAGCCCTACGAGTGGATGTGGTGCTGGATGTGGTTCCAGGTCAGGTGGGACTGGATCACATGACCTGCCCACACCTCGACGCCGCCCCGCCCGTCCTGCTACTTGTGCGTTACAGTATGGGCATCGGGGAGAGACAACCCCGCTAGGCGCCACCCACGCGCCGATCCGCCCCCAGTAGTCCGGGGGCACACAAAGCATTCCCCATCGCTCCCCAGCCATGACTGCCACCCCCGACATTGAAGTTCTTTGTTCTGACTATTGCAACAAAGCAACGTTTTGTGGCCTAACGGAAAAAGGCAAAAAAGCAATCAAGGAGGCTAAGTCAGTGTTTGATTTTGTTTTATGCGCTGATCGTAGTTCAAGATATGGCTTAACCCCGCACGATATTGTTGTTGGCAAGCATTACGAAGCTGAGCTTTGGAACTGGCTTCAAGCCAGAGCTTGCGTAAGGGGGCCACAGCTTGAGTATTGCTACGACGAAGACGGCAAGCCTCTTACGGCCTTTGCCACCTGACCCCCACGGCCCGCTTAAGCCCACCAAGCACCCTTCCCACCGCTCCCCAGCCATGTTCCGCTACGAAATCTCCTTCACTCTCCCTGGATCAACCCGCCTCATAGTTGAGGTCAAGGAATCAAACGCACCATGGGAGGCCACCGACCAGGTCCGGGCTGAGTACGGCGCCGACATCAAAATCATGCAAACCCGTTGCCTCTGATGCCTGACCCCCCCCGGCCCGCCGGGGCTTTCCCGGCAACTCATTCCACTACATTCAAACCAATGGACCTTTCCAAGAACATGCAATCCGAAACTGACATGGGCAGGTGGACGCTTGAAAATAACCTCGCGGTCTACAGGCATTGGCACGGGAGGGAAGACCGTTACAACCGACCCGGGCTGGAAGCGGCCATCCTAAACGTAAAAAACAATCGTAACTCTTACGCAACTTATGAAGCCTATGAACGGGATTGGTTTCATTTTGAGAGGGGCCTAGGCCTTTTCAGGGCCGCCGAAGCTGCGCATCAAGCCACCTAGCCCCCACCACCCACCGCACGCACCGTCATGGCAAACCGGCCTGATACTTCAACCGTCTCCGAATGGATCGTTGCAACTGATCTGCATGCCGCGACCGATCAGCTGGCGGCAGCCTTTCGCCCCGTTGGCATTGCAGCCCGTCGCGCTGCGGCCAGACTTGAGCCGCTGTATCGCCTAATTATTCAAGCCGAGCGAGGTAGCCCCATCGGCCGCAAACGGCGCGCACGCCGCGCCAGGGGCCGCCGCCGCCATGCCTGACTCCACCAAATGGGCCCGTTACCGGGCCCGGCTGGTCGGCAACCTTCCCCCAGTGCCGCTGTGCCCCACGTGCGGCCGAAAGATCCGTGGTGCGGGCCGTGATGGCCTCTGCTCCCGCTGCTGGGCCGCTACGCCTGCCGGTCGAGAAGACCTCAGGCAGCGAGTTGCTCGCTCTCGTCGGCGAGCTGCAGGGGGGAGCTGAGCAGTTTCCACCGCTTCGCCAGCAGCGGCCGGTGGCCAGCCAGAAAGTTGCGCACCGTGTTGAACGGGATCCCCTTGGCTGAAGCGAAGGCCCGCTCCTGGCCGACGATGATCTCCTGCGCCCGCCCACCCGCTTGATCCCTCAGCCGCCACCTAGGCGCCTCGATGTCGTTGGGCTGGTCATCGGCGGAGCGCTTCACCCACCAGATCCAGGTGCCCCCCCCGTTGCCCCGGGTCACCCGCCGCAGCAGGCCCTGCCGCTCCAGCCGGGACAAGCAACGGTTCAGGGTCGCCCGCTCGCTGCCCAGCTGTTCCGCCAGATCGGTGAGCGTTGGCCACCACCCGGGCACCAGCTGCTCGATCTGCACCAGCGTCATTGCCTGCTCCGCCCGCAGCTCGCGCCGCAGCTTCGCCAGGTAGGCGGGTTGCATCATCGCTTCAGACAGAACCACCACGGCCGCCAGGCGCGCTTGGCCTGCCCCCCCTCGCTGCGCCCTCCTGCTGGCCCCAGGGCGGCGGCCACCTCCAGCTCCATGATTCGCCGGTGGGCTTTCTCCACGGTCCGTTGAAGAATTGCCTGCTCTCGGGCCAGCAGCAGTGCCTGGTGCAGCACGGCCTCAGGATTGCGCCTGAACGTCTTTCGCACTATCAGTTCCTGCACCTTGAGCCGAAACTCAACCTCCTCTGTGAGCTCGGGCACTTTCCAGTCGCCCCAGCCCATCAACCGCCCCTCCGACGCTTTGGCCGGGGCCACAGCACCCGCACGGACCGAGGCACTCCATCGCGCACATCAATGGCCCCGGCTGCCTGGAGGTGCTTGAAATGAGCCTGGATTGTGCTGGTGGAGGCCAGCTGCCGCACCACCATCACGTCGCGAAAACTCGGCGGGATGCCGTGCGTATCGATGTAAGACCTCACGGCGTTCAGCGTGAGCTGCTGTGATTCGCTCAGCCCGCGCTCGGTCTGGATCTCGCCTGCAGGGCCAGGGCCGTTGGCCGCTTCCGCCATGGATTCACAACGTCGTTACACAGGGATGAACTTACTCCCAACTAGCGCACCAGTGCTACGCGGCCAGTGGAAAAAGGAGCAGCTGCTGCTCGATCTCAATCTCGGTCACCAGCAGCTCCAGCAGGCCCCCGCCGTGCTGGTGATCGGCGGCCATCAGGTGCTGCGCCATTGCCAGCGCTCGCTCCCACAGCCGTTCGGCAGCCAACCGGGTGATCCCCATCGCCAGGCCGGCCTCCTGGCAGGTGTGCCCGGCCAGCCGGCGGCCCATGATCTCCTGCAGATCAGGCCAGGGTTCTAGCGCCTCCAGCACTTGGGCACGCTGTTTGGTCGTGGTGTCCGCTGTTGTCGTTGGTGCCGCCATGGTGGCGAGGAGGGTATCCCCGCGCCCCTCGCGATCGCAATCCAAGGCATCGAGCGAAACCACCTGCCGGACGGCGGCCGCCTGCCGCAGGATCCGCAGGTCGGCGGCGCTGAGCCCCATCCCCTCCATCGCCTCCTGATCCGTCGGTGAGCGGCCCTCACGAACTGTGAAGGCCTCCACCCATTGGCGCAGCTGGTGCATTTTTGATGCCCGCTTCACTGGGAGTCGAATCGATCCGGAGGTGTGCACCAGCCGGGTCATCGACTGCCGGATCCACGGAACCGCATAGGTCGCGAAACTGAAGCCCCGCGTGGGGTCGTATTTCTCCGCCGCCCTGGTGAGCCCGATCGCACCCTCCTGGATCAGGTCCTGCGGCTCCAGGGCCACCACCGAGGACACCGAGAACGAGCGGGCCTGTAACGCCACCAGCAGCATGTTGCGGGCCACCATCTGCTCCCGCGCCCGCTTGCCAGCCCGCTGCACCCCCGGCGGTGCCTCCTCAGGTGCCGGATCCCAGTCCAGCCACCTCCGGATGGCCCGACCCAGCAGCACCTGCTCCTCCCTGGAGGGGATGGGCAGCCGCGCATACGAACCGAGCAGCGAATCGAGCGGGGCGCCCAATGGACTAGGGCTGATGTTCGGCCCCAGCCTATGGCGCATAACGTCGTTGGCCAGTGATATAGCCAACTCGCCAGGCCTACCCTGGGCCTAAGCGCACTGGCCCGTGTCGATTGGTTTCCTGAGCTCCGCTGATTCCCGATCTGAGTGGCGGCTTGATGGCGCCCTTGTCAACGTGCTCACCGGCCTGGGCACCGCGAAGGACCGAAACGAAGCGATCGGCGTCAAGCGATCGCGCATCCTTTCGGAAAGTGCTGTCGATGCCCTCTATGAGCAGTCCTGGCTGATCCGCCGGATCGTGGAGAAACTCCCCCAGCAGGGCACCCGCAGCGGCTGGGACCTGTCGGTGGGGGATGAAACCTCCAGCCGCATGAAGGCCCAGCTCGATGATGTCGTGGGCTGGACCGAAAAGCTGCACCTCCGCCAGGGCCTGGCCGCGGCCGCCACCTACAGCCGCCTCTATGGCGGTGGCGCCCTGGTGCTGATCGCCGATGACCGCACCCCGATCGACAAGCCTCTGAACCTCAGGCGGCTGCGGACCATCCACGGTTTCTACCCGATCGATCGTTGGCGTCTCTACCCCGCCGCCGGCTGGTCCGGCATCGGTGAGCCGGAGAGCTACTGGTTCTGGACTCAGGCCGATCGCAACCTGCAGAAGCTCAACGATCAGGCCGGCAGCAAGATGGTGACCAGTGCAGGCCTGGGCCTCACCGAAGCCACCCAAATTGAGATCCACAGCTCCCGGGTGATCCGTATCGAGGGGCTCCCCTGCTCCTGGCGGTCACAGCAAGAGCGGCAGTGGTGGGGGGTTTCTGTGGTGGACCTGGTCTGGGACGTGTTCAAGCGGTGGGAGACCGGCCAGCAATCGGCTGCCGACATCCTCCACGACTTCGACCTGGTGGTGCACAAGCTGCCGGGGCTGGCCAACATGCTCGCGGCCGGGGGGGAAGACAAGCTGCGCCAGCGGCTGCAGGCCAATGCCCTCGCCCGCAGCACCATCGGCGCCTACCTGCTGAACGACAACGAGGAGCTGACCAATTTCACACGCTCTGCTGCTGGCATCGCCGACATCATTTCCTCCCTCAAATCCGAGATCACTGGCGCCAGCGGTCTGCCCCACACCCTGCTCTGGGGTGAGTCGCCCTCCGGCCTAGGTGCCGATGGCAGGAGTGAACAGGCAGCGTTTGGCAACGAGGTGGCCGACTGGCAAGCCCAGCACCTCAAAGAGCCCCTGCGGCGGGTTTACGAGCTGGTGATGGCCTGCGCCGATGGCCCATGGAAAGGCCAGAAGCCCCCCGACGACTGGGAGATCACCTTCCGCCCCACCTACACCCCCACGGAAGACGAACAGGCTGAGCTGCGGCAGAAGGTCGCCGCGGCCGACAGCCAGTACATCCAGGCCGGCGTGCTGCAGCCCAACGAGGTGGCCCTGGCCAGGTTCGGGAAGCCCCGCTTCAGCCTGGACACCACCCTGCTGAATCGGGAGGCCGATGGATCCATCCCGCAGCCGAAGCAGGAGGCCCCGGTGGAGTTCGGCGGCAGCCTCGAGGGCGATCCAGCGGCGGCGCCTGATGCTGCCCCTCCAGAGGAGGATCCAGCCATCACCGGCCGCGCTACCCCCGAAACCCCGCCCCGCGCTGACTCCGACGACGAACCCTGCTGCAGCGACTGTGAAACGCGATCGCAGGAGCTGGCCGAGAAGATCAGCAGCAACCGCGCTCGCCGCAGGCGGCGCCGGGATGAGGAGCCCCGCAACGATGCCGCCGGCCAGGTAGTGGACATCCTGGGGGTGGCGATCCGCATGGATGCCCCGGGCATCGGCCGCCTGATGGGCCCCTACGGCCAGACACTCCCCTATCCCGTGGCGGTTGGCCCAGACCTGAGCGGCGCCTGGGAGGTGTTCGAGGCCAGCACCGGCGCCTACCTGCTGGCCATGGGGCACCAGCACCAGCGTGGGATCCGTGATGCCATCGGTGCTGAGCCCACCATCCGCCGGATCGATGGCGTCGACCTGGTGGCGATGGGGGCCGTTTGCGATGCCTACCTTGCCGGGGATGGAGCAGAAAGATGAGCCTGGCGATTTCGCTACAGCACCGCCTCGATGCCCTGCGGAAGAAGTGCAGCACCGGCTACGGCTGCGGCAGCGCCTGCATCAGCTTGCGGAAGGAATGCCGCACCACTCCCCGCAGCGCCATCGGGAAGGAGCGGATGAGGCGGCTCCTGGAACTCGCCGGCGGCGGGGCCTCCTCGCAGCGGGGGATTGCACAATTGCGGCAGAAGGAGGCCGGTGAGCTGGCCGGGGCGATCGCCGCACGCCGGGGTGAGAAGGCGGGCCAGCTCCGCAGCGGGCGCCAGCAGGTGGCCGCTGAGAAGGCCAAGGCAGCAGCAGAGAAGCAAGCGGCTGAGGCCGCAGCAGCCAAGGCGGCCACGCCCCCCTCCAGCACTGGCAAGGCCCCGGCCGGCACGCCAAGGGGAGAGGCCGATCGGGCAGCCAAGGAAGGCGATCCGGATTACGAGTTCGCCCGGGCCTCGGCCGTGGGCAACGCAGGAGAGGACATCGTCGACTCCGCCCGCCACAGGCGCAACGCTTTCAGAACGATCGAGGAGGCCGAAGCCAGTGGCCAAGTGGAGAAGATCCTCACCAGGGACATCCTGATGAAGAACTTCCCGACGGACCTGATCAGTGGTGTCAATGAGGGGAACGTGCTTGCGCGCCTCGAGGCCCACTACAGCCTCAAGACATTCCCAAACCTTGCGGCAAAAGACGTTGAGAGCTACACCGAAGGCGTCGCTCGGCGTAAGCGGAACAGCGCAGAGTATGACCGCGCCACGGGCCGCAAACCAACTTCTGACGAGCAAGCTGTCGACGCCAAAACAGTGCGCAAGCAATACTTTGACGCCTTTCAGGAAGTTCGTACATTTGTAGAAGAAAACAAAGACATGCCACCCGGGAAGCTCCGCATGGCATTGGGGCAAAGAGTTGGGGGCATCATCGACCGCATCCGCGGCCTGGAGGGTTCTGGCTATACAAGGACCTATAGAGATCCATTCAATCCAGCCGCTAAAGCCCTGGTGCCTATGCAGAAACGACTGATGATGTCGGGGCGCTCGACGTCAACTGTCTACGGGCAGATGAATGAGTTCGCCAAGTTCTTAAAAACGGAAACCGGTTTATCTGACGCAGGCAAATCTATGGCCCGTGCCGTGGAAACCGGCACGAAAATTCTGGAAGGCGCCACTGTCGGCAGCGCCTTCGGGAAGGAGGGGGGTGGCAAGAAGCGATTCAGCGCCGCCGACCTCTACGTGGCCGGAGAGCGCCGCGTCGGTGGCCGCTCGGTTGGAAGCACCGCCCAGGCCGCCACCGACACCATCGTCAACAAGCTCGGCTTCCGCGGCCTGCAGTACGGCAACTCGGTCACCGACGATGAGCGCCGCCACCACGTCCAGAAAGCCGCTGAAGCCATGGTTGATCTGGCAGACATGACCGGTCTGCCTGACCGAGCAGTTGGCCTAAACGGCACCTTGGGATTGGCTATTGGTGCACGTGGTCGAGGCGGTGCCATGGCGCACTTCGAGCCTGACCTGAAGGTGATCAACCTCACCCGCAAGAACGGCGTCGGCACCTTTGCCCACGAATGGGCGCACGCGCTGGACAACTACGCAGCAGGCGGCACTGGTTTCGTTTCGCAGAACAGAGGCACCCCCGAGCTGATCGAGTCCATGAACCAGGTGCAGTGGTCGATGATCAAGTCAGGCTTTGCAGATCAGGTCCAGGTGGCAGTGCGGAGCATGAAGAAGGGCGGCTTAGGCATCAGCGCTGACTACTGGACGAGCCGCGAGGAGATGTTTGCCAGGGCATTCGAGGCCCACGTCCAGCTGAAGCTGGATAAGGCCAAACGGGTTAACACCTACCTGACCCAACCTACTGGACATGAGCTGTGGCCCACCCGCAAGCAGGCGGAAGAGATGGAGCCGATGTTCGATGCTTTGCTTGCGCGGGTCAAAGCGGAGAAGTTCCCAGGTCCCAACAACCGCACCGACAGCCGCGATGAGCGAATCCAGCGGCTGCTCCAGGAGGCCTACCAGGCCGCGGCCGCCGATCACCGATCTCATGGGAGGAAGCTCCAGCAACGGATCGATGGCCTGCGCGCTCGTTGCTGTTGAGATGAGACACCACGGCTCGGTGGATTGTGCAGCCCTGCAACACCGGCTTGATGCCCTCAGGCGGAAATGCACCACCGGCTATGGGTGCGGATCGACCTGCATCAGCATCAAGAAGGAGTGCCGGGTCAGTCCCGGCAGCTCGACTGGCAAGCAGCGCATGAAGCGGCTGCTGGCCCTGGCCGCGGGCGAGAAGGTGTCCCAGCAGCCGCGCAGTGGCATCACGATCACGACTGATTCGGACGGAGGAGAGCCTCGACTCAATGGGCTCAAGCCAACACGCAGTCTTGGCAGTGGGGCATTTGGCAAGACCTACCAGTTCGACACAGAAGACGGGCCGGTGGTGGTGAAGGTCAACGGTCTCACGATGGGCGATCCTGCTGAGAGCAACCCAGGGGTGGGCCTGGCGGAGCAGCGGGAAAACGTGGCTCGGCGAGAGTTCAAGAACCTGCAGCGGGCCCATGCGACCGGACTGGGCCCCGAACCCATCGGCAAGCTCACCCATCTGCCCGATGGCCGCTGGAGCCTGGCCTACCGAATGCTGCCGGGCTCAAAGCTCACTCCGTCTCACAACACAGTGGAGCTGACCTCTGAAGCTGCCACGTATCTGGCCGATCCCAAGGCCGCTGCCAGATACGTGGCTGGGGCGCTGCAACTGGCCCGCCGGCAGGCCGACACGGGTCTAATCCATGGCGACTTGCATGGCGGCAACGTACTGGTGGGCCCTGATGGCACCCCACGCCTGATCGACTGGGGACAGGTGCGCGAAAGCCGCAATCCATGGAATCAGGGCACCCGGAGCCCAGCAATGAAAGCAACAGACGAGGGCTATGCGCTCATTCCTCTTCTCAGCATGGCCGGACAGGCGCAGCGCCTGCCGGAAGCAGCCAAAGGCGTCTCTGAGCTTGTGGCCATTGCCCGAGAAAAGGCAAGAGATGCAGAGATGGCATTCGGCCGCGTCATCGCAGCCCACGACTTGGCCTGGAAGGAAGCCAACGAAGAGAAAGTGGGAGCCAAGCTGGAGAAGGGTGAGTTCCGTCGGCGGATGGTGGAGGCCAACAGGCTCAAACGAGAGGAGGGGATGCCCTACGACATGGCTCTACGGGATCCCCGTGTCGGACTGGAGGCCCCCCTGACGCCAGAGGTGCTGGCCCGGGCCGCTGAGGCCCGTGACGCCATCTTTGGCCAGAGTGACCTCAATGAGATGCGGCGCGAGCTGGATCGCCGTTTTGGGGGCCGAGCATGAGACAACCATTCCCCCGTCGCTTTCAGTTGCTTGCGGCTATGAATGAGGCCCGGGGGCGTGGCGACGTGGCGGCGTTCTACCGGCTGGAGGACGAGCACCTCCGCGAGCTCACCGGCCGGCCTGCTCTCACAACCAATGACAGCCTCCAGCGTCGCATCGACGCCCTGCGGGCGCGCTGTGGCCCCTGAATGGCTGACCGCTCCCTGGATCTGATCGAGCAGCTCGACCAGGAGCTGCGGGGCCTGGAGGACCAGCAGCTGCGGAAGCTCAAGGGCATCTTCGATGAGGCCCTGCGCCGCACCATCCGCAGCCTGATGGATCGCCTGGAGCGGATCGAGGCCCAGCCCGACTACGACCCGGCCACCACCCCCGGTGCCTTCCTGGGCTCCACCCCGGATGGCCCGGTGCCGATCACCCCGTTGCAGAAAGATCAGGCCAGCCTCTACCTGCAAGGCCAGCTGGCCCAGGACCTGCAGGTGATCATCAACCGCTTCCCGGCCGATCGGGCAGCCAATGCAGCCCTGAACCGTGAGCTCACGGAGCTCTACAACCGGGCCCAAGATCTGGGGACTGAGTACGCCCTCGAGCTGTCGCGGGACATGCTCCCCCCGGCGGCCGTGCTCAGCAGCCGCCACCCCTCGCTGCAGGACCCCCAGCTGCCACCGGCGGCACCACCGGCCCCCACCGACGCCCCGGCCCCGGGCAGCCCCTACCAGGAGGGGCAGAGCTTCACCAGGCTCCTGAACCTGGGGGCCGTCATCGCCGCGTCTGAGCGGGACTTCAAGACCCTCAGCGCCGACTACCGCCGCCAGCGCAACGCCGCAACCTCCGATCGGGTCTGGGCAGCGAAGGACTATTTCTTCCGCTGGTGGCGCGACTGGGGCGATGCCGTGCAGTTCGAGACCGCCACTCAGATGGCCACCGGCGTCGACAGCCGCGCCCTGGCCCGCAACCTCAAGGCCCGCCTCCCCCACATCAACGATGCGTTTCGCAACCGGGCCGAGACCGTGGCCCGCACCGAGACCCACATCGCCGCCGGCGAGGCCAGAGAGCGCACCTTCCGCCGCATCGGCGTTGGGTTCGTGCGGTACGTGGCCACCGCCGACGATCGGGTCTGCGAGTTCTGCGCACCCCGGATGGGGGCCCTCTATTACGCCGGCAGCGTCAAAACCCCCATCCATCCCAGATGCAGGTGTGCCCTTTCCCCGATCACCCTGGAGGCGCTGGTGATCCAGAACCAGTTGGCGGCCAACCGCGGCGAGCGCTGGGAGGATCAGCAGCAGGCACTGGCCGCGGGGACCCGCAGGAAGTACGACGAGGCCAGCACCAGGCCCTGGCGGCCAATCGGCGGCACCGGTGAACCCCGGGGCCCGCGGGACTACCCCCTGATGGAACGCACCGCCCTGCCGGCCACCACTCCAAGGCCCAACACCGAGAACAACCCCGCCAACGGTGGGGCCAGGCCCTGGCCATCGGGGGATCCGGTCTGGACCCCCTCCAGGGGCTGGATCAATGCCGCCGCTCGCGAGGCCTACGAGGCCATGGTCAATGAGGTGGCGGAGCTGGAGGTGTGACAGTCCTGATCTCGGCAGCGGCACCGAACGCTCGGCCGAACTCAGCAAAGGCGTTTTCCGCCTGCTTCACCGTTGCCAGGACCTGGTTCATCTGCTTGCCGACCGACCGAACAACTTCGGCGTAGCGCCGGATGCGTGCAGAGAACAGCTCCTCAGGCTTCGCAGGCCAGAACTTGTCCCACTGCATCTGGCCCCAGATGGTGCCGCCTTTGAAGGGGGCAGTGTTGGCCCAGTGGATGCGACCGATTCGGCCTCCGGTGCTGGTGAAGGAAATGAAGGTGACCATGGGAAGCGTGCGATGGGAAGGGGTGCCGGATGGGCTCCGGCGGGCCGTGGTGGTGCTCAGGCAACAAGGGCCTTGCGGACCTGGTAGCGGGTGAGCCCCAGTGTGCCGGCGATCTCCCGCTGGCTGCAGCCCTGAGCGGCGAGACGCCGGACCGAGGGCGGTGCGACGTTGGCGGAGGTGGTGACCGGAGCGGCATCTGGGGCCGGCAAAAGTTCGGCGCCGTTAGTGATAGCAACGGGTTTCGGCCCCACGGGGGTGGTGACCATTTCCGTGGCGCCAGGAAATTGGTCTGGAGCTGAACCTGTAAGCCTGGCTTTCAAGTTGCCCCCGGACAACCCCAGCCGGGCCAGGCCGTGGAGCTGGTGCTCCTGGGCCCAGGCCACCAGCTGATGCCAGCGCTCGCCGGCCATGAAACCCAGCGTGTAGATCAGGGCCACCACCGCCCCCAGGCGGCGGGCAGCGGCATGGAGCGTCGGGCCCCAGTCGGAGGAAAGGCCCCTGGTGATGGTCTTCAGATCGGGAGCGGTGATGCAGATCGTGGTCATGGTTCGGTCCTATGAGGGTCCCGGCGGCTGCTCAGAGCCTGCTCAGGGTGGGTTGTAATGCGGTGCCAGCAGGGCCACTCAGGGCTCTTCTGCTGGATTTGATTGCCCCCTAACTGCTGGGGGCGGATCGGCCCGGTTTTGCGCCTATGGCCGGCTGGCGATCGGGTTGTCTCCCCCGACGCCTGAACCGTACCACAGGCAGCGCTTATGAGACGGTATCTAAGGAAAACGTCGTCAAAGCGCTAGGCTCCGAAACCACTGCACCGCAGCCTATCCATGAAGCTCGGCTATGCCCGCGTCTCGAAGGAGGAGCAGGCCGACTCCCTGCCAGCTCAGGTGGCCAGGCTTCGGGCGGCCGGTTGTGATCGGATCGTGGAGGAGCTGGAGAGCGGTCGGAATGACGATCGCCCCGGCCTGGCGGAAGTGATCCTTGAGGTTCGCTCAGGCCGCGTGGCCGAGCTGGTGATCACCAGAGCCGATCGGCTGGGCCGCAACGCCGCCTTCGCCGATGAGCTGCTGGCCCTGTGCGGGATCCAAGGGGTCAAGGTCACGGCGATCGACGGCGGCACCATCGAAGCGGCGTCACCCCAGGGATTCATGCAAGCCCGGATCCTCACCACCATGGCCGAGGTGGAGTCGCGGATGCTGAGCCTGCGGCTGCGGCGGCAGTTTGAGCAGTACCGCTCCCAGGGCCGCCACCTACGGCGCCGGAAACCGTTTGGGTATCGAGGCGGTGCCAACCACAAGTTGGAGCCCCACCCGGAGCACTGGCCCCAAGCGTTGAAGGTGTTGGAGAGGTTGCGGCAGTTGGGGAGTTTCTCAGCGGTGATGAGAGAATTGCCGAGCTGGTGCGAGTGGACCCCGGCGAGCCCAAACCTGCAGGCTTGGTTCTACAACCCCTGCATCAGGGGGCACGTGGGCCACCTACTGCAGAAAGGCAGCGGGAAGAGCTGGAATCAGCAATGGGGCGAGATCCACTACGACCAGCACCCGCCGCTGATCGGTGAGGCCGATTGGCAGGAGCTGGCGATGTATCTGCGGCGGCCCAGCAACACCTTTCTGGGTCGAGGCCGTGAAGCTCGCCATGGGTTGACCGGGTTGCTGAGCTGCGCGGCGTGCGGCCACAGCCTGCGCCGCAACAACTCGGGGAATACGGCGTGGTGGCGTTGCCGTCACCGGTTGTGCGAGGAGAAAGGCGCCATCCGGGAACCTGATGCCATGCCTCTGGCGGTGGCGGCGTGCGTGGCTGCTGCAGATCGCCTGGCGGCAGCGTATGCCATGCCCGCCGACGAGGATCCGGCGGTGGCGGCAAAGCGGCGGGATCTGGAGCAACTGGAGGGGCTGGCTAGGCGCAACCCGGCGATTGCATCGGCGTGCGTTGCGTTGCGGACGGAGATTGCCAGCCTGATAGGACGGCCGAGGGTGGCACCTGAGTTGGCTGGCTATGCCGAGCGGATCAGCGACCCTGAGTTTTTCGCGGGTGCGACACCAGAGGAGCAACGGGCGCTGTTTTCGGCGGTGCTGGAGACCCTGGCGGTGGGTCCAACGGGGGAAGTCCGCGCTCAGCCGCGTAGCTGGTAAGGCGACTGGCGATGGCCTCGCGGAGGGTCATAGCTGCGTCCGGCCTTGATTGACGGCGCGGATCAGCTGCTCAGGGCATTGCCTGACGGCTTCGGCCACCATCAGCTGCTGAAACGACGGGTCGCGCATCTCTGCGGACCAGAGGTAGGCATTGTCCGAAAGCCCCACTCGCACGGCGGCGCGGATGGTCAGGTCGGCGCCCAGGGCCCGGCAGATCGAACCGGCCGTGGCCCAGGCCGCAGTGCCCACGCCGGCATGGGCTGGCGCCGCATGGCAGGCGCCGA